CAACAGCAAATCACAGTCGTTAATCTCTTGCTGTATTTGCTTCAAGGCATCGCCATACGGCTCGTCGTCATACTCAACGGAGTAAACATTCTCACCTACACCAATAAAACAAGCGACATTACGGCTGTCTGCAAAGTTGCCAAAGTTGTAGGTGGTTGTTTCAATATCCAAGGGTTTTACATTCATTTTACATATCCTGATAAATTGATAAATGGGGCACGATTAGCACTTCCTTACCCTTCAAGTGGCGCATCGCTTCCACAGTATTCGTGTCGCCTCGTAACTTATTCTTGGGGATATTTATATACCTAACATTCTCATATCCCTCTTTGTCTGTCCTACCAATACCAATAATAAAATCTAGTTCCGATGGCTTACTGGTCTTACTGTCTGCCATTTGGCTTTCATTGATGTAGCGGTCATTATGCCCTGTGCTGTCCGCTTGTCCAACACTTATTACAGGGCAATAGGTCTTAGCAATATCTCGTCCCCACTTGTAAATCTCATGCAACACCAAATCTTTCCTATCACCAACAAATCCCTTAACCTTGTCCATGTTGTCAATGATAATTAGCGATGGCTGCACTTGCTCTATCAGCTTTTCCATTGTCTTGCGTTCAACAAGCGAGGGTTGGTCAATGAATTTAATCTTATCACCAATTTTCTCGTCCCATATTGCTTTGGCTTTCTTAATGTTGTTGCTCAATTCCATGTAGGTGAAACCTGTAACAGCAGAATACATACGCCACACGATATCCTTGCCACCCTCCTCATTAAAAAATATGAGAATTGGTTGTTCTACCTGTTCTGCCATAAAGGTAACTTCGCTTATCCACATGGCGGTTTTACCTGTTTCCACACGGGCAAATATGTGTCCAAAATTCCCCTTGCGTAGTGGTCCAAGTGATTGGTTGAGTGCGTTTAAACGCCACTTCAGTCCAAGGGATAATTCTTCTTCTTCCATCAATTCCTCAATGTCAGTTGTTACCCATTCCACTTCATCTATCTCATCAACAACCGATAATTCCAGTTTATCAATGATAGGTGCTAAATCCTCTACCTTCTTGCGCCCCTCGGCAACATCAATTGCTACAAGGGATAATTCACTAGCAACGGATTGTGAGTAGTGCTGTTGCATATAATCAACGATTGATTGGGTATAAACCTCGGTCTTATCAACAGTAGCCAACAGTTCACTAATAACTTTTCTATCACCATCTTTTAACACGGGATACAAGGTTAGATATTTGGCTTCAAGTTCCCCTACGCTTTTAGCTGGCAACGATTTGAACAGCTTGAACAGTAGTGGGTAATCGGTTTTTATAAAATCTAGTTTTAAATAAGTGTGGTATTTAGTATATAAATCATTGTCCTCTAAAAATAGCTTCAATATGCTATGTTCTATCATCTTTTTACCTCTTGAATTTGCTTATTGACAACATAGGAAATCTATGTTACCCTAATAATATATAATATATATATATTTAATATATTATATTATTATATATATACTCTTTTATTGCATTATCATCATACTCTTTAGGGTCTTTAGGGGATATTACAACCCTTACCCTCTTGTTAAGTCTTTCAGACAGGTTTCTAGCCGTTTTAATGGCATCTTTTGCTTTGTCCATGTCGTTCCATATAAAAACATTCTTATACTCGTCTAGGTGGCTTGCCGCATCTTGAGAGGGCATACTGCCTAACATTGGAACAGCAGTAAATTGTCGTCCAACCTTAACAGCAGACACTATATCCTCGACAAACACCAACACATCAGGATTAAACCCATATTTTAAAAAGGGTTTTGTGCCACTTGTAAGGTATTTTGCACCCTTGCCAAAGTTTCTAGCGCACCAGTAATTGCTATCAGAATATAAAACCAGTAAATCACAAGGCATTAAGCCATATTTTCCAATTCTTTCCCTTGCATAAGTGAATTGTGCTATCTCATCACTCGTTAAACCATACCCTAGGAGCCATTTTAAGGCACCGCCAGCGAGTTTTGTTTCCAAAGTGATACCGTTACATACCCTAACCTCTTTTACAGCCTTAAAACGCTTTAAACTAAGCTTAGGAGTGTAGCGATTACATGAAAAACAGTAATAGCTGTCGTCATATTCTGCATTTGCATCACTTGAGCCACATTTTTCACAAGGTGTGAATTGAATAAACTTACTCATCTATAATTCCTTGCAATTCTCTTTCAATCTCAATATATGTGATTTCGTCTTTCGTAAACTGATAGCACTTGTTACAAAAGTCCACATATACCCCATGACTATCTTTACGGATAGCCTCTAAATCTGATAATTCACAATCACAAGCTAGGCAACGAATTTTAATTCTCCTTATAATAGCAAGACAAGCTCGCCTTGTTCTGTTGTCAAAAAGCAACACTATTATAACAGGTTGTTGTAAAAATACAACATAAAACTCAGGTTCCCTATACCCACACAAAGAGTGTTTAAACGCTGTGTTTAGGTTGCAATTTCCGTGATTTACAGCGATTTTCGGTTAATTGCATGAAATTGTCAGGTATTTTTCCATATTTTTTACAAGGGATTAAAGCCCCATCTAATATGCGAAATCTTACGCAATTTTCCCAACCGTCATAAAAATATACATCAAAAGTAAATACTGAAGTCCATTTGATTTTCATACAAAATCTTCCTCTATTTGAAAGTTGTCCATCTTATAATCTTCTTGCCCTAAGTCTAAATCTTTCCAATACTCAAGCAAAAAGTTTTCCGCTTCTTTTTTACTAGCCCAATAGGTTTTAGGCATACTCCATCTAGTCCAATCGTCGGTTTTATCGTCGCACTCCCAAATTGTGTAAACTTTAGTTAATCCCATATAATTTCCCTCACTTGTTGAATTTTAAGCAGTTCAGCATATAAGGTATTTGGGGTTAAGTCAAATTTAAATAAAATTTCGTCTAAATCCATTAGCCTTAATAAAATTTCGTTTGTTAAGTCGTCCGTGATGTTTAAACGCTGCACCTCACGGCATAATTGCTCGTTTGTATCATTACAATAAGACATAATCCGCCCCTTTAACTATTGATAGGTTTTTGCCCACTCCATGCGTGTTTATATATTCTAAATGATGTATTGCTTCGTTGCTTGTGGCATAAGAATAATAATCGTTATTTCTAAACAAGAGTTTTGGTTTTATATCATTCGGCACGAATTGTGATAGTCGCTTACCGCTTTTATTGATGATGTAATACATTTTAAGGCACCTCTCGCTTGTTTTAATAAGAAAGTAATAGGATAACCACAGCCAGTAAGCAAGTCGCCCCTATAAAGGCTAAAGTGTCCGCTATTTCATGGAATTTGTTGCGTTCTCGTTTATAGTCCCAGTCCACATCGTTTAAACAGTTTCTATCCATGCCATGCAAAGAGATATATTTATAGTGCGAAATGTCCCAAGCGTCTTTATATTTTTTAGTCATTTGTAAACTCCACAAAAAATAAGAGTGTTATTAAAATTGTTGTTAGTGTTAAAACTGCGATATTAAAAATTGATGGGTTCTCGCTTACACCATCATAAAATAAAACAAATAAAACTGTTAGAAAAATACATATTAAAAGTGATAAATTTTTAGTCATTTTTTAAGCCCTTTTGGTTTAATAGGTTTGGTTATCTTACTTGCACAAGAGGTGCACCGCACTAGCTTACGGTTTAAGCTGTCGAATGTTGTCTTTTGCAATTTAATGCTTTTATGGGTCTGACAGTGATTGCAATAAAAAGTCGTGTCTGCTGGCTTAAAATATGCGCTGTCGTAATCCCAATCATCGCACCCACTCTCAAACCAATTGTTTATTCTACATTGAATTTTATAATTTATGCTGTCTTGCATTCTTTAACCTCCACTATTTCGTCGATTTCCCATGTAATTTCTTCCAATTCCTCGAAATCGTCATTATCTATATCATCAAAAACGATATCCTCCACATTTTCAACTTCCACCTCTGCGACATAATAGGTAACGGCTTTAGCGTATATTCTGAATTTAGGCATTTTCCACCTCTAATTTAATTGCGCTAAAGCACTCAAAGTCGTTAGCGTTACTTATTTCCCAGTCCAATTCGCTACAATTCTCAAAAGCCAGTTCTATGGCTTGCTGTTCGCTGTCTGCTTCCACTTTGGTTTGTTCGTAAACTGTCTGCCTTGATGTTACTAGATATAAAGCCATTTTAATACCCCTTAAAAATTAGCCACAATGTGGCACTCGGTTTGCAAATAATACTCACAGTCGCCCGTATAGTCTGTTTCAATGTCGCCCTCGCTATCCTCGCCAATACGCACGAATTCGGTGGCTAGGTCTGCGTCTTGAGCAAGGGTTAAAAGGTTATTCCAGCGGATTACCTCGCTATAACTATCATACCATTTCGAGTATTCAAGATTTAAATACAGCATTTCATATTTGCCCAAATTCCTACCCGATAAATTCTCGCCAAAATCCTCCGCTAACACTTCCCATAATTCGGCATTGTCGGCTTTAAACTTCGCCATCTGTTCGCTAGTGCCATACACTAGGCTTTTAACTTCGCTACGGTATCCCATTATAAACCCCTCATAAAAATAAACGCTTCGACAAAAGTGTCAAAGCCATCATAACTTACAGCCCCATGCCTTACGCAAAAAGATTTATATGTCAGGCTATGCTTATCATTATCTAAAAAAATATACATTATTCCGCCCCCTCGTTAAGTATAACAAAGATTTTTGCAAGTTGTTCATTCGTTAAGGTTAGCCAATTCGTCGCCCCTGTTGTTGAGGTGATTTTTAGGCTTAAGTAATTTTCGCCTTGCGTGAGTGCGAGTTTTTCCAGTTGTTGATTTAAGTAAGTCATAGTCTAGCCCTCTTTTAAAAATGTGTTTATTAAATCTAAATAACTCTTAGCCTTAAATATATTTACACTAGGTGCCGTTAAACCTTCGATAAAGGCTTCGGCTTCACTAGGTGCTAAAAAGGCTTTAGTGAGTGTCTTATGCGTAAAAGAGTTATAACCCGTTGCAATGTATATTCTAACCATGATTAAGCCCCCATAACAGAATGGTTAAATGTGAAATAATAGCCGCTATCGTCTGAACCATAGCCCATGTTGGTAATGTTCCAATCTAGGTTATGCTTAGCTACTAACGCTTGCACAGCCTTATAATGCACGGCTTCATAGCTTAGGGCATAGTCATAAGGGATTGTAACAGTAAAGCCGTTAGCCTCCGCCTTGATGCGTGAGCCTTTAGTGTTTGTTGCGCTTAAGTATTTAGTTTTAATAATAACCATTTTAATAATCCTTTTCAGAGTTTGGCAGAATTAGCCCCTTAACCCTCGCTATAAACAAGGGCTAAAAGATAATTCTAGTATATTTTTCTTAACGGTCTGTATTCTACACCATAAGCGTTATTTATAAATAAATCTACAAACTGATATTTGCCATAGTTGCGTTGAACCCATCTAGATAATTCCGCTTGCGTTTTAAATTGTTTTATTTTCCACATGATTAAGCCTCTGGATGATTAGAATTATAAACAGTGCGAGCTAACTCAATTAAAGTTTTAGCCTCGCTATCGTGCAAGCCGTTGCACTCTGCATAGCGTTCATAAGTTAGATAATTATTAACATAATCTAAGTATATATCAATTAAAGTGTTTCGCATTTTAATACCCCTTGTCTGAATTCCCGCTTAAGTGCGGTATGTGTTCACTATACATTATTAAATAATCAATGCAAGCATTATTTAAACATTTGTTTTAATCAATAATAATCTAATGATAAGTTTTATTTATGGATATTTAAACACCGATATATTAAATAGGAACGCACGCGAATAACTTAATAATAAACCTTTGTCAAATACTATTTTATTATATTAAAACAATTATATATAAATAAATTGTGCAGTCTTTATTGTTCAATGTTGAACAGTATAGTTTGTATTGATTGAGTTTACTATGTTTGGCTTATGGGTATCACATCGCACCCTTGCACCGTTCAATGTTGAACAACACTATCATATTAGTATCATATTATTATATAACTGTATAGTCATATAAGCACATAGTAGTTTGATAGGGGGGGGGTATGTTTTATAATTTTATAAATATTTATAGGTATCACAGCGACCACAAAAAAGGTAAATTAGGGAAGCAGGACAGATAACACTATCTACATAGAACAAGAAAGGTATCTAGGACGAACGTAGAGGGGTCTAAGACAAGAGATAATTGTTTATTGATACCAACATATCACTTAAGAGAGTTAATCAGTCCTACGATGTTAAACAAGGGAGTTGACAACTTTGGTTCATGCTGCCGCATTTCACTTCCGTAGGACAATATATTTAATATATATAATAATATTAATATAATATATTATTAATATATATATATATATACTAAGTAACTAATTAGTACTATATAGTATTTAGGGTAACACAGTTTTAAATAAAAGTCAAGAACATAATATTCTAATAATAAATACTACTTGTTATTGACAAAAGCTAAATGATATGGTATAATTAGAGTATTAACAAATGGATAATTCTTAATGAACCCAAAACCAAATATAAATATCCTTGTTCAAGAGGCGTCAGCCGATGTTCCCCTTGTGCAAGAAGTAGAACCCAAAAAGAAAAAGGGTGGTAAACGAATAGGTGCTGGTCGCCCTGCTTTAGTTCGTGAGAATTACAAGCGGCAAGAGATGGGACTTAAACCTATCCCTAAAACCCCTATTAATGCTAAACGAGATGCAAACCGCATACTACCCGTTAGCAAGAAAGCAAGACACCAAGAAATATTAGCTGGTTTATTAAACAGCAAGGGTAAGGCGGTAATCCAAAAGATATTGGACAAAGCCCTAACTGATGGCGATGCTGACCAAATGGCGTGTCTTAAGTTGGTGGCTGACCGAATAATCCCTGCTGATTATTTATCTAAGGCTAGTGGTAAGGGTAATCAAATTAATATATCTATTACTGGCATAGGTCAAACTGTAGATATTGAACAAGATGCTTACGAGGCGCAAGACGCTGAGATAATTGAGGATGACGAGTAATGGCTGCTGGGGATTTTACAGTATATAGTATTATAAATAAACTACCTGCCAATCCTTTGCGTAGTTTATATGATAATTATGTTGCTCCTGAAACCAAAGCCCATGCTACTTGGTATGATGAAACCCTTCCTACCATGTTGGATAAATATAAAAAAGAGATAGGTTCAAAACGCAGCGCAGGAACAATGCGAGATATTGCTGCTGAATTTATTGGTGCCGCTGATTATGCTCAACGCTACTCAGGGACAGAAGACCAAGCAAGATTAAATGCTAATTTATATCAATATTTAAATAATGGTATTACTGCTGATGCAGATGCCAACAGATTCCAAGACAAAGCAGGTTTAGCTTTTGGTATGCAAAATAAAAATATGAGTAAAGAAGATTTAGTTAAGGCTGGTATTGAGTGGGCAAAACGTACCTCTCCTTCTGCTCCAATAGATAATTCTCCTTATTACTTAGATACTCGAACTAGTAGAGAATTGGATTAATGGCAGATTTAAATGTCAAGCTTCACGAGAAGCAACTAGAAGTATTTAATGACAACCACCGTTTCAAGATTCTAGCTGCTGGTAGGCGGTTTGGTAAAAGTCGGTTAGCTGCTTGGCTCCTAATTATTGAAGCCCTGAAGTCGACAGAGAAGGATGTATTCTATGTTGCGCCAACTTACCAACAAGCAAAAGACATCTTGTGGGGATTGTTAAAAGAGATTGGGCATGATGTCATTGCCTCGGCACATGAGAATACCTCTGTCCTTACTTTAGTTAATGGTCGTAAGATTTACCTTAAGGGTGCAGATAGACCTGATACTTTACGGGGTGTGGGTTTAGCGTTCCTTGTAATCGATGAGTATGCTGACTTAAAGCCAAATGTTTGGGAACAGATTTTACGTCCAGCCTTGTCAGACGTTCAGGGTGGTGCGGTGTTCATCGGGACACCTAAAGGTAGAAACCATTTCTACGAATTATTTAAATATGCGGAAAGTGAGAGAGATGATGAGTGGAAAGCGTTTCATTTTACTTCCTATGATAATCCCCTTATTCCAGCAAAAGAGTTTGACAATGCTAAACAAAGTATGTCATCTTTTGCGTTCCGCCAAGAGTTCATGGCATCGTTTGAAGCAGCAAGCCGTGACTTATTTAAAGAAGAATGGATAAAGATAGATGAAGAAGAACCTATTGAAGGTCGTTTTTTCATTACTGTTGACTTGGCTGGTTTTATCAATGTGGATAGAGAATCAGGTAACAAGAATAAAAAGCTGGATGAAACGGCTATAGCTGTTGTTAAGGTGCACGAAGGTGGTTGGTGGGTTGCAGATATTTTGCATGGTAGGTGGGATATTCAAGAAACTTGCGCTCAGATAATGAGAGCTGTTGTTCAATATGAACCTGTTGCTGTTGGAATTGAAAAAGGAAGTTTAAAAAATGCTGCTCACCCTTACCTTACAGACCTTATGCGTAGGCATAATCACTACTTCCGTATTGATGATGTCACTCATGGCAATCAAAAGAAAACAGACCGTATTATGTGGGCACTCCAAGGTCGATTCGAGCACGGGAAGGTCACGCTAAATGAAGGAACATGGAACAATGAATTCATTGACCAGCTTGTCAACTTTCCTAACTCACAGTTGCATGATGACCTTATTGATGCCTTGGCATACATTGACCAAATACAAATAGTAGAAAGTTCAAATAGTTTTGAAGAAGAAGAATATCAACCAATGGACGCTTTAACAGGATATTAGTATGGATAAACCTGAATTTTTAGATAGAATAAATAATCCAACCGATTATCCTTATATAACAAATAAAGATGGTTCAATTTCCACTCACAAAATGTCTGCTGAAGTAGATGAGAAAGGTAATTGGTATGTTTTCCCAACTATTGTAAAAATGCCTACAGGCGAGTTATACGAATTTAATGACCCATATAAAGCAATGGAATATAACTTACGAACAGGTAATTATTTACCAATGAAATCTAAGGATGAAGCTATTGGTTATGCTTCAGGTGGATACAAAAAAGGCACTGCCCTAGAAAAATTTAACCCTTTAAAAAGTAAAAAATAGGATAATACCATGCAAAACAAATTAGTAGAATGGATTGTTAGTTATACGGACGAGTGGCGTGACCACCGTGATGACAACTATTTGTCTGATTGGAAAGAATACGAACGCTTGTGGCGTGGTGTATGGGCAGCCGAGGACTTAACTCGTAGCTCAGAGCGTAGCCGTATCACTTCCCCTGCTCTGCAACAAGCCATTGAGAACCATACTGCTGAGATTGAGGAAGCTGTCTTTGGTCAAGGCGACCATTTGTTTGAGATTGAAGATAACATGGGTGATGAA